GCTTTTACCCGGTTTCTTACGTTAGTTGCTTAAATTGCTTAATTTATGAAAACAGTTGCCTTTTTAGGAAACCAGTGAAAGCCGGGATAGTTGGAAGGGATAGGTTAGAAGGCCGCTTTAGTATAAATACTTGAGACAAATGAGTCAGTCTCATGCCCGCTCAGCCTACTCAAGCTAGATACTGGATTCTGACTATACCTCATGCCTTCTTCACACCCTTCTTACCAAACCAGTGCGTTTACATCCGTGGGCAGCTGGAGCGAGGAGCTTCCAGTGATTATATCCACTGGCAGATCATGGTTGCGTTCAAGACCAAGCAACGACTTGCCGCCGTTAAACGAACGTTTGGAACCTGCCACGCCGAGCCCAGTCGATCGGAGGCCGCCAACGAGTATGTCTGGAAGGAGGATACCCGTGTTGATGGAACCCAGTTTGAACTCGGACAACTGGCCTTCCACCGAAATGACGTTAAGGATTGGGCCGCCATCAAAGATCATGCTAAATGTGGACGGTTGGATGATATCCCGCCTGACGTATTCATTCAACATTATCGGACCCTGCGAGCTATCTCTGCAGACTATGCACAACCTATTGCTCTTGAACGAACTTGTAAAGTGTACTGGGGTCCTAGTGGAGTCGGGAAGTCTCGAAGAGCCTGGGACGAAGCCGGTCTTGATGCGTACCCTAAGGATCCAAACACCAAGTTTTGGTGTGGATACAATAGTCATCAGAATGTTGTTGTCGATGAATTTCGTGGCACTATCTCAATCGGACACATGCTCAGATGGTTGGACCGTTATCCAGTTATCGTGGAACTTAAGGGAAGCTCGACTATACTTGTTGCGCAAAACTTTTGGATCACATCAAATGTAGACCCCCGAGATTGGTATCCCGATTTGGATGATTTAACAAAAGCAGCTTTATTACGTCGACTTGAAATTATTTATTGTCCAATAAATATGTATTAAATGAGTGGAATTAGTACAACTTGAGTAGTGCTTGCATACTTCGGTGCATTAAAAATGCAGGCTGTACGCAAATCGATCTCCATAGCAACCTTAACTGAGTTGGTTTCTGTAGTTCCGATTGCTTTCAACATTTTTTCAACGATAAATGCACGAAATTTCCCAATATTTAAAATATTGCTAGTAGCACCACCTTGTCCAAGATATGATATCATTTTGTTCAAATTAGTGGTAGACTTAGATTCCAAAACAGATGTTTTAATTTCACCAGGGTCCAAATGAAGTTTACCAGACTTGTTTACTCTTCCCAACACCGACTTTATCGGTGGTTCAGACAAACTAGAAGTAACCAAAAATTTATCATCATTAAAATTATAATCAATGCTTGAAACTGCATTATAATAAACTTGATTAAATATCATATGATTGCCTTTGCCATCATATAGTTTTCCATGTAATGGTACATTATCAACATCATCTGCTTCATCATTTCCAGCAGCGTTGATAGTACGATTTTGAATTTTCAATGAAGATTTAATACAAATATTCACAGTTGCCTTCTGAAGGCTAAGGTCAACAATGCGTTCACGAAACAGAGTAGGTGAAGTAGCCAATGATGACTCAAACAACTGAACTCGTTCAAGTTGAAAACGACTTTGTGTTCCAATAGCACCCAACAAAAATGTCTGCACTGAACCAGCCACAGAATCAATAGAAGTACCAGCAAAAATGTTAATATCAAATTCAGCTGCACTTAAAGTGGGATTGTTCTTATAGGTAATACGGAGAAATTGACTTCGCTCGGCATTGCGAACCCATTCTTCACTAACGTCTTCAACATTTCTTCCGATTTCATTCAACACACGTTTACACATAGAATATGCGATTATACGCACAATTTGTTTTATTCCATGAGTGGAATGCTGCAACAAAACAGATTGTCCATTGACTCCGCCATCGACAACCTTTCCAAATTCACTAACAGTAATTATTCCTTTTTTTGCATAATGATCCCAAACTGAATTGCCAGATTTTGCCTTCTTTACAAAACCTTTTGATTTTGAAGAAGTTGCTCCATACATAGATGGTCGTTTCTTTTTATATACGCCGCCACGGCGAATCATGAAACCAGGGCTAGCACGAGGAGACATTCCAAATCTCAACACCTTTCTAGCCGGTGTAAATCCACGGCTTCTTGACCGGCTAGTGCTAATTGACATTGATCGACCACGGCGTGGTGTTGGTGACATTTTTTTTTCTTTTTGAGAAGAAGATGGAACCGTGCGTAAAAAGCCTTGTGTACCCACTGCTAGGGCTGCTAGGGTTCTTTTAACCCCTTTACCTACGTTTTGTTTATAGAATTTATAATCTGCCTCTTTCAAATTCTTGTTAAGGGCATATGCTCGGTCGTGCTGCTGGGCGGTTCGGTCGAATTCATCGATGGGCTTGACCTTTGACCGAGCAACACTCCTTTGATAACGTCCAGCAGACCAGCCAGGACCTGCATAATTGCCGTGATAACGGAAGGCGAACATTGCATTTATTTTTTTTAAGAAAAGAGGAATGAGCCATGGGACGCCGCTCTAGTACGTAGTAATGCGGCGTCTCAAGGCTGCCCTAACCTAACGATGCTTATGGGCGGAAAAAATCAAAATCGCCAGGGGTCCGAAGTTTCCATTTAGATCGCAATCCACTATCGTGTCTTCCTCCTAAATTTTCCGCTCGGAATGTGATGCTGTTCACTATAGTAGCTCCAGAAACCGGTCGACTTGCCTATACTGCGTATCCAGGCTGCGCTTTTACCCGGTTTCTTACGTTAGTTGCTTAAATTGCTTAATTTATGAAAACAGTTGCCTTTTTAGGAAACCAGTGAAAGCCGGGATAGTTGGAAGGGATAGGTTAGAAGGCCGCTTTAG